GTATAACTTGGATGCAGGCGGTAGGGCCCTGCCCCCCTCTTGTACTCAAGAAGGGGTTCCCGTCGGCGGCTGACGGGGGAACTATGCCAATGTAAGGCATGGGGTACTCAAGAAAAAATGCAGTGAAAAATCTTCTGCAATAGCCTTGAGGCAAGATACGTCCATATCGAGCGTGGACGTGAGCGACAAAACGACTGGCATACGTTGGCGTGCCAAGTCGGTAGTATCTAGGGGAGTAGTACTGGAAAGACTTCCAGTAAGACGGGCTGGGAGAAATCGAAATCGACTGTAATATGGTATTTCAGCGTCTGACGTTCCCGATAAATTGATGGGATCGTATGTAGAACCATCCCACTTAGGGTAAATGTTGAATATAGAAGACTGAGACTCTAGAAAATTTGGGCGGTATAATAACACTCGCCCAGTATATCCTCCAGAAGTTTTAGGATTCGTTAACAATCTCAATCTCCATGATCCTCGGTATCCAACATAAGCTGAACGTGCGTAATCCATTGGGTGGAGCCTATTTAAAACTAAAGGCCCAGCACTAATTCCAGTGTCTCCCGTAACTTCTGTTAAAACTTGAGTTATAGAAGATCCACTGAAATACGCACACTCAACGTATCGCTTTAATAACTGGCGCCAAGAAGTAACTTGTTCACCGAAGTAAACATGATTGGCTAGCGATCCGTAAGTAGGAGGAGCAACCACAATTGAACTGTCTTCAGCAACAGGAGCATCTCCTGTATCTTCAGATTGATTTTGTATAGCGGCTGCGGAATAAATTATTGTGGATATCTTTGGAGTGGCAGGGGAAGCATTGATAGAAGAAAAACGTAACGCAACACCCACTTTACCACTAACGGCGGGAAAATACGTACCGTTAGCGTAAGACAATTGGTTCGGTATAGTACCATTCATAGCAAAAGCTTGAGATGATAACACGACAACCGTACCATCATTGTACTCCATTCCACATGTTATTGTTTCACCAGATGCGTTTCTGCAATTATAATGAACCATGACATTACCAGTGGTTTGGGTAGGTAACACGACCCTGACATACTGCGAACTGGACGGAATTGACATCGACCAGACATCGCCAGACAGGGACGCCGTGGCACCACCACCACTAGGAACTAGTGTATAGGCAGAAGGTAGCATAGTAGTATATTTGACGTTTTGAACTCCAAATTTAACAAGAGTAAAAACATCTGAATTAGTCATATTGGTAAAACGTAT